CCAGCTTTTCCTGAATCAAGAATCCCCTCAACTCCCAAGCCTAGTTCAATGAAATTTGACTAGTAATCAGGAAGATAATGAATAAAATCTTTAATTTAACTTCCACTTTTAAATCTTCGCCCGAAGAAGATGGCAGCGTAAAAATACGAGGTATGGCTAGTACAGCAGACTTTGATAGAGCTGGTGATAGTATTAGATCAGATGCTTGGGGCAAAGGTGGTTTAAACAATTTTAAAAAGAACCCTATTATTCTTTTTAATCACGACTACGACCGTCCCATCGGTCGTGCTACGGGTCTCGATGTAACAGATAATGGTCTGGCACTAGAGGCAAAAATTAGTAAGTCAGCGCCCGCTGGGGTCTGCGACTTAGTTAAGGATGGCGTTCTTGGAGCATTTTCTGTTGGTTTCCGAGTCAAGGATGCCGATTATATCGAGGAAACTGACGGACTTATGATAAAGGACGCTGAATTGTTTGAGGTATCGGTAGTTTCCGTACCTTGCAATCAGGCAGCTACTTTTTCTTTAGCGAAGTCCTTTGACTCTATGGAAGAGTACAATGATTTCAAGAAAACTTTCACAAATCGTGTAGATCTAGCCGGTCAGTCTCTGGCTAATGAAGATGAGAGATCATCCAGCGTAGCTAGTAATACACCGGTAAGGGCGGAGAAATCCGTGCAAAAGGAGATCGTAATGTCGGAAGATAAAACTCCCGAAATCGACTTGGAAGCATTTGCAAAGCAAGTAGCAGAACAAACTGCTACTAAAATTGCAATGAAGCAAGCCGAGCAACAAGCTGTGGAGAAAGCTGAAGCCGAAAAGGTAGAAGCTGCCGCCGCAGAAAAAGTCAAGCAAGAAGAGGATGTCAAGACTGCTATTCAGGTAGGAGTTGAGACTGGTGCTGAAAGGCTTGTCAAAGATGTAGAAGCTAAGCTCGCAGAGAAGGATGCTAATCTTGAGGAAGTTCTCATGCAGCATAAATCTGATCTTGAAGAAAAGAAGGAAGAAATTTCCCGCCTTCAGGACTCAAAGCGCGTTTTCGCAAATCGTGGTGACGGTGATATTTCTAAGTGGGGCAAAGAGTTTCTCTATGCTTCAGTTCTTGGTAAAATCACTGGTAAAGGCTGGAATACTGCCTACGCCCAAGATGTTATGACCAAAGCAGGTGTTACTTATGACGCCTCAACTGGCATTGGCCTAGATGCAAGCGTATCTTCTACTTTCGAAGAAGAAGTACGACTTGAGCAGAAGGTTGCTAATCTCTTTAGAGATATGGCAGTCGCGTCAGGTGCCACAGTGTTACCAGTCATCCCAGATACTGAAGATGCCAACTGGAACGCTACTGGTCTAGAAACCACAGCTAATCTCTTGGAAGAGAAAGGTGCGAGCGATAATAACTATCACATTAATCGTGTCACACTGAACGCATATCGTTTGATTTCTGGTACATTTATCGCAAACGATACAGACGAGCAAATCGTCGTTAACGTTCTTCCTTGGATTCTATCAGCACTTGCACGAGCACACGCACGCGCAATTGATGGTTCAATCATGAATGGCACAGGTAACCAAGCAGGTCTGATTGGTGGAGCAGGTACCGATGGTGCAGGTTCTTTCCTAGCTTCAGATTCTACTACTGTTACTGACATCGCAAACGATGGTTCAGGCGCGCTTACAGGTGCTAACCTGTTATCAGCTCGTTCTGAAATGGGTAAGTATGGTGTTAGCCCTTCAGATGTTGCATACGTTGTTAACGTTGAAGAGTACTTCAACCTAATTGCAGATGCAGCGTTCTCAGATATCTCAGAAGTTGGTAGTGATATCGCAATGAAGGTAGTTGGTGCTGTAGGCTCTATCTATGGCTCACCAGTCGTAGCTAGTGATCAGTTTGCACGTGCAACTACTAAAACAGCAGCTTGTGCAGTCAATGTTCATAACTACTTAATGCCTAAGTTACGTGGCGTTAGTATTGAAACTGACTACGAAGTGGCAGGTCAGCGAACTGCAGTTGTTGCCTCACAATCCAGAGGATTTGAGCAACTAGTCGCAGCAGCCGGTACTGACAAGCCAGCCGTTAGAATTGAATACGCC